TCCGCAAGCTGCAGGCTTCTCTTCCGGCTTGTCAGCTGCCCCGCAAGCTGCCGGTGTTTCTGCCGGCTTGTCACCAGCGCCACATGCTGCTGGCTTCTCAGATGCGCCGCATGCTGCAGGTTTGTCGGATGCTCCGCAAGCGCTTCCTGCTGTGTTCTCATTCCATCCTGCAATGTTTGATAATGCCATGATATTTACCTCCTGTTTAGTTATTTTTGTCTCAGCAGGCACCATTGCCTGTCTGTGATTCTCATTATACGGATGCCTGAAAATCCTACAAGTACGCACCTTTTTGTAACCCTGGTTACCTTTTTGTAAGTTTTGGTTGAAATAAGGCCTCCCATCCTCAAGAAGATGAAATATTTTTTTTCCGACTTTCCGATTGACGAATCCGCTCTTTAATATTACAATATGAATGTTACATTGTATTTGAATGTAACATTCAAAAGCAAATACTATAGGAGGTATCCCCTATGAAGAAAAAAGAAGAACTCCCGGATTGCCCGGTAGCAACCACTGTATCTCTGATCGGCAGCAAATGGAAACTGCTCATCATGAGAAACCTGCTTGTAAGACCCTGGCGTTTTAACGAACTGCAGAGAAGCCTTGAAGGGATCAGTCAGAAGGTTCTGACTGACAGTCTCCGCTCAATGGAAGAAGACGGCATTATCACCCGTACTGTATTTCCCGAAGTACCGCCCCGTGTAGAGTATGCTCTTTCCGAACTCGGCGAATCTATGCGTCCCATTATCAAATCTATGGAAGCCTGGGGAACGGAATACAAACAAAACCTAAACTAAAAAAGCGGCTGACAGAGACCAATAATCTCCATCAGCCGTATTTTTATAATCTCCGGACGAAATCTAACGATACCCATCCTATCCCGCTCTTCAGTCTGCCCCATCCAGCAGAGCTGCCTTTACCACTCCGGACTTCCATGATCGTGTACACTCCGATCGGAATAAACTGCACCCTGCCATAATCCGTTCCCGGACCCTTCCTGATATTCAGATCTGATATAATGACCTTCACCAGAAACGGCACCTTCACCGCAGGCTCCGCAGCCTTCGGCTCATACACTACCTTGCCATCCGCATCGAACACCTTATATCCCGGATTCTGATCAGCGCACTTCTTCGCATTGTCCAGAATCTTATAAGCACCCTTCTGCGTCTTGCTGTCCGCCCAGGATTTCCTCACTCGATACCACCGGATCACCTCACCGCCGGAATCCTTCGCGTCGTACTGAGTCAGGTTCCACTTCTCGATGATGGAGCAAAGCTTCTCCACATAGGTCAGGCTTGTAGCATACCCGCCATCCTTGATGATCTGGACTGCCTTCTTATAATCCGTGCATCCCTTCAGCCCGTCATATCTCAGTTTGCTGTCGTTCTTCGTTCCAAGCAGATAAGCGGAATGGTCAGCAATAGAATCCTCTATGCAGGGATACTTACGGAAATCTGCCGTGATCGTCTCATAGCTTCCATCTGTGTGCTGTTCCTGCGTCTTCTTCGTGTACTTGCTCTTGCCGTCCCAGCTGGATCCGCTCCAGATATTTCCGGACAGGCTGCATTTCATCCCGAAGATATTATTGGCATTCTGAGCCAACTCCGACTTTCCATACCCGGATTCCAGAATAAACTGAGCCAGCGATACCGATGCCAGGATGCCGCTTTTCTTCTGATCAGCCGTGAACAAAGCACATACCTTCCTGATCGCATCCGCCTCAGACAGATCCTTCAGGACAGAAGCCTGCGTTCCCTTTGCAGCCGAACCACCTCCGGAATCAGAAGATCCCTGCAGAGCCTTCGTCACCTTCTCTGCCAAATCTCCCATCCTTGCGTACATCCAGTTTCCAGGGCAGGACTTATTCGCGAACCACCGATGAACCGTCAGGATCATCTCCCCGCTCTTTGGAGAATAATTCAGTGTCTTGTCCTTATCCCCGAACCAGATCAGCTTATTCTTGCCATTGCGCTTGCAGATATCAATGCAGAGCTCGATCAGCTTCTTATACACCACATCCCTAAACGCATACGGCTCTGTGGTATCGGAAGCACACTCAATCGTAATTGCCCTCTGGTCATTGGCATTACTGGAAGAGCACCAGGAACGGTTCTTCTCTTCCACGTACATCCCGACACGCCCATCCTTATCGATGCCGTAATTGCTGGATGCCTGTGTGCTGCTCTTCGCAAACCAGTCTCCCAGACCTTCCGCTGTACATTGGCCCACAACACAATGCGGCGTGATCCTATCGATGCTGTGCGTCCTCTGCCCGGAATGGTTCGGACTCAGCTTCGTATAAGCCACCATAGAACTATTCGTAAATGCCATTATTCCTCACCATCCTTTTTCTCATCTTCCTTCTCAGCCCTGTCATGGAGCTGTTCTAAGACCTTGTGCAATTTCGTAGGAATCGGCAGCCCCAGATAGGCCGCGTTCTCTACCAGCGACAACCCTTCATTGGAGATATAGAAGAAAATGATTGCAGTTCTCATCACACTCCCGCTCCCGATCACCTGTGTATCAAGCAGATGCCCGATACCTACCAGCGCAAAGATCAGAACCTTTCTGCAGATCCCCTTGAAGCCCACAGCGCTCGACAGCTTCTTATCCGTCACTGCACACATGACCCCTGTGATGTAATCCAGTACCACAAAAGCCAGAAGTGCATAGAGCAGGCCGTCATTTCCGCCCAGGAAATAGCCAAGCCAGCCACCTACCGCCGCAAAGATCGCCTGAATCACATTCCAAAACTCTTTCATCGCAAATCCCTCCTTCGCATAAAAATAGGGACAGCCGAAGCCATCCCTTGAAAACAGATTATTCAGTTGCAAGCAGACCTTATGAACTTACCGTCTGCTCTGTCAGCGTATACGTGATCTTCATTGTCTTATCCGCATTCTTGACTACCGCCTGGCTTAGATTGCAGATCGTAGCCAGATACGGAGTCAGCAGCCAGGTATATCTGTACTGGTTCAGATACGCACCACCCCATGCAAAGACATATTCCTTGTATTGGAAGAACGGCGTGGATACATTCCCGCAATGTTCTCCGGCAAATAACGGGATCACATGATCATTCACATCGATCTCAAAATCATAAGCCACGATAATGTCATTGAGAATGGTCAGGCAGCAGTCTGTACTACCGGTCTCCCCGATGCATCTCATCGCAGAAGTAAATCCCAGGCTGATCAGCGTCACATCCGTGCTGTTCGATATATTGATCTTGTACACTCCGGTCTTGTCATAAGAAGGCACATACAGATATCCGTTCCTTACCACAGCGCTTCTGTTTCCGGAAGGATAACTGGATCCTTCCTTGAAGCTTCCCATCGTCATCAGCGTTGCATTGGAAAGCGTCCACTGACCTTCTGTGAAGGTGTAGTCACTCTTCCTGATCTTAATCCACAGCACTGTTGCGCTGCCGGAGGAATTGCCCTGATTGGCAAATCCATACCAGTACCCATCGCCACCATCCATAAAGATTCCATACGGCGTATAGCTTCCGTAGAAATGGAAGGTGCTGCACTGGAGAACCGTCGTATCCTCCAAAGTAAGCGTAGAATCATCCAGCTTCTCATTCAGACCGATATCGAATACCGGAATCCTGTACCGTTTGATTGTGACGGTATTACTTGCATAGCAAAGCGCATACAGCTTCGCATTCTCAAAATCAACCGTCACACAACGATACAGGTCATTGATGAAGCCGTCCCCATCATCCAGGCTGACCTTCTTAATCTGAAGCAGTGTAGAATCCACCGCCACCTCAGATCCATAAGCATTCGCCCCACCATGTTTTGATGTCAGCCCGACAGCTGCGATCGTACCGTTACCCTGCGAAGGCGTAAACTCCCAGACAAACTTAAACCCATCCGACAGCTTCATGCTCTCTGTAAGGTTCATGCTTCCCCTCTTCGTATTCGCCGTGGCATTGACATCATTACTGGCATATGCCACCGGCAGATTCGTTGACGGCAGATAAAGATTATCCGCCTGCTCCGTAATGGAACTCGGAAAAAGCAGGATGCCGCCGATCATGTTCGGGCAGATCGGAAGCAGTTCATCATTCCATGTCAGGGAATCATCGTACTGACCTCCTGCCTTATACATGACACCCATCGGATTCACACCCAGAATGTCATTGACGGCATTGGTGACCATATTGGTCTCCGATACCGTCTCCACAACACCCGTATTCACATCTTCCAGTTCCAAGACCAGATTTCCTGTATATCTCTTCATAAAAGCCTCCTAACTATTGCTTCCCGGCACATCCACCGGCATAGCGAATCCGCCGACAGCCGTCCTTCCTGATTTCACATCGGAATAGAACCGCTTCACGGTCTCCTTGATCTCCCAGATATCGCTCTCGGTAAATGCCTTCACCTGCAGCCTGTCTGTCTGCGAACCGTTGCCGATCCTGAACAGGTCAATATATTCCTCAACATCGATCCTGCCGTCCCATGCCGCAGAAGCACCCATGCTCTGGCCGGAAATGGACGCAATGCACATCCCGGTATCTACTGCAGCAGTACCGCCTTCGCAGCGCATATAGACATTGAAGATATTCGTATAATTCGGCACCACATCCTCAATCGGATAATACAGAAGGATCGTGTGCCTTCCGCTGTGCCAGTTCTCCTGCGGATAATGCACCGGGATCATCTGGTTATTGAACTCAAAGGAAAAGATCACATCCGCATGACCATCCTCCTGCCAGTTCATCGGAAGAGATACCGTTATCGTCTGCTCTTCCGTGCTGCCGATCACCACCGGCTCTTCCTCCGGATCTTCCGGATCCACAGGTGCCCCGTCAACATTCACCGAAGGAATCACTACATCCCCGGAAGCCGTGACCGACCTTGTCACCGGCTGAGCCGTTACATCCACGATCACCTGCCCGAAAAACTGTGCATGGTTCGCTTCTGTTGTAGCAAACTCGATGGAAATGATCTTCGTATCCACGTCCGCCACCGTGAATGCCGATGCATTGGTGAAGGTATGGATTCCGATCTTCCCTGCCTCGATCTGAGCCAGAAGCCCGGAGATATTTTTGTCATTCTTACTCTTCGCCTGGGACAGCTTCGGATTCTTTCCGACGCACTTGATACTCTGCCTGCCGCCGATCTTGATGCTGTTCGATGTGATGCAGGCATACTTCGTAGCATCCGCCTGTCCGCCGGAAAAAGATAAGATATCCCCCACATCCAGTGCCGGATTCCCGATGGTATCCGAATCAAACGGAACATAGTTCACCACAGCCAGATCATTCAGGATATTTGTGCAAAGCTGTCGCCTGGTCTCTTCCAGACCAAACTGCAAAAGCGGATTCACGCCCAGATTCATCGTCAGCCCGTCATCCGGATCCAGCGCGTAATACTCCGCAATCTGTGTCCGCAAGTTCGTAGAACTTACTGCCGTATATCTTGTGATAAAGTCCGAAAAGCTGGAAGTGAATCGGTGCTTCCTCTCCACCGTCAGCACCGGCGTATTCCCATACTTCCGAAGTTCCAACTCCCCGGCTCTGTTGATCACGAAAAAACCGCCAAGTACTTGTCCCACATAGAACAGCACATCGCGGTAAGTCTCAATATCATTATCAGAATAAATGGACAGGTTCTCCGTTCCGTTCGGCATCGCCTCAATCGTTGCCCTGTCCTGAGCCAAATCCACATCACAGGCCGTTGAACACAGCACCATGAAATCATAAGCGTTGCCGATGGATTCCAGAGAAGTGAAAGCCTTCTCAAACCGCACCATATAGTCATACGCCTTGATCTCCAGGCACTTTGCCTTCCTGTTCGCCTCCGATACTTCAAAAATCCCCATCGGGATTCTCTCATAGGAACCGCCTGCCACCTGCAGATGATAGAAAAGTTCCACCTTCGCATCTTCCAGCGTATACCGGTTGATCTCAGAGAAAAGCGAAATCCCCATCTCAGCCGCATACACCGTTCCAAGTTCAATCTCCGTGGAGCCACAGCACTGGGAAGTGATATATCCGCTGCCCTTGACCATATCTTCCTGGTCGAAGTTATAAACCGTCCCGGCAGTCGTAGTGATCTTGCCGGTCCAGTAGTATTTTCTGTTGTTCGCCTTCACCGCATTCAGGAAGGCATTGCTGACCGGATACAAATGACCACCTCCCTCCGGACATAATAAAAGGACCGGTATTACCCGATCCCTCGCATTCAGCAAATATGTATTTTTTAATCCGTTACAATCCGCATTCCCAAATCGTATGCATCCTGTAAGTCAATAGGAAATTGCTTTTCTCTATGCTCCGCCTTATGAGGCTCGCTAAACATTCCGGCGTAATATTTACTGTAATCCGTAAATTGATACGTATCGCAGGAATACAACGTCTCGCACTCTCCAAAACACATGCTGATCATGCGGGCAGTATTTTCAAAAATATAGCCTCCGCCCCGCCTAATTCCTTCCTCTGTTATATTTCCTGTTACAATAAGTCCACACTTTTTCTTTACAGGAAGCAATTCATCATGGGTTCCGTCCTCCTCATAATGCATAGTCGGAAACATCATTCGGTTGATAACAGAAACTGTCTCACCGGTAAGATTCCCATAGTAGATAGGTGTCCCGATGATCACTCCGTCTGCCTCATGCAGCTTTTCAAGTACCGGTCTGAGTTCATCACGGATCGCACATATGCCATTCGTCTTATTGCCACGAAGCTTACACGCAAAGCAGGACTTGCAATCTGTATATTTCAGATCAAATAAGTGGATCAGCTCCGTTTCCGCCCCTGCAGCTTTGGCTCCCTTCTCAGCCTCCATCAGAAGCTTATGCGTGTTCCAGTTTTTCCGGGGACTGCCGTTCAGAAGAATCAATCGCTTCATATTCTCACCATCCTTATAACCGCTCATTTTTTATCACAGAACCATCCGGCTTCAATGTGCCTCTTATGCATTTATGCCCTTTCATATTGACACACAGGTTGCAGGATACACAGTCAGATGGTTTTTCATTACCGTTTTGCCATCGTGCTATCATTCCCGGTTCCCTGATCAAAGGTCTTGCGATCGACACCATATCGCAGACACCTTTTTCGATCAACATTTCAATGTGTTCAATGCTCCTGTGCCCGCCGGTCAGAATAACCGGAATGTTTACAACCTTCTTCAGTTCAACGCCAAAATCCGCATAATAGCCTTCATTCTCTCCCGGACGGATTTTTGAAACTGTGGCGTTCATACCGCTCACCTCAATAGCATCAACAGAAGCAGCCTCCAGCATCTGACATATCTGAATGCTTTCTTCCGCCTGCAAGCCATCCGGCTGTCCATCCGTACTGTTTACCTTTGCCATGATCAGAAAATCTCCACACTTACTCCGGATTCCCCTGATAATCCTCAGTACAGCTTCTGTTCTTCTTTTTGTATCCCCACCGTAACTGTCAGTTCTATGATTAAACGCGGGACTCAGAAGCTTATTCAGCAAAAAGCCGTGAGCCAGATGCAGTTCTATTCCATCAAATCCCGCTTCTTTTGCCCTGATAGCACCTTGTATGAAATCACTCTCTGCCTTCTCTAATTCTTCCACCGTCATCTCGTCCACTGACAATTGAACCGGTTCACCATCCCCGTTGTTTCGGAACCACGAGCCAGTGGCAAGCTGAGCTACTACCTTTGCCCCTGCTTTATGTATGTCATCCGTCAGCTTCCTGTATTCTGGAATGACATCATCGGTCTGTAGTCTTGTAAATCCCGGAATAGGATAATCCTCCGGCGATACCATGGTCATTTCAAAAATGATAAGACCTGCCCCGCCATCTGCCAATTCCTTGTAAATTCCAAACAGTTCATCGGAAATATGCCCATCTATATCTGCCAGGTTTCTGCCTACAGAAGCTGCAGCAAACCTGTTTTTTATTTCCACCGCTCTAATCTGTATCTTTTCAAACGCACTGCTCATGAATACCACCTTTCCTGACTTATTCTTGTAAAAAACTGACTTTAATGATATCATATAATTCATAAAAATAACAGTACGCAGTTTTTTGATACATACTATCATAAATGATACTATTGTGAAAGGACAACGTTTATGGCAAAAAACAACTCTCCCGTATGTGAACCATGTCCTATGGATCTTCTCCAAAGAGCTATAGGCGGTAAATGGAAGATATTTATTCTTTGGGCTCTGAGAGAGACCAGGCGCTTCAATGAACTACAAAAGGAGTTTCCTGATATCACCCAGACAATGCTTACAAAACAGCTCCGTGAGTTGGAAAGAGATGGCTTTGTCCACCGTGAGGTCTATCGGGAAGTGCCCCCAAAGGTCGAATACTCTCTTACCAAAATGGGAACGGAATTTCTTCCTATTGCAAAGCAGATGAGCGACTGGGCGGTTTCTCATATTAAGCAGCTTAAGGATGCTTCCACTAACGATTAAAACTCCTTCAATGTGAAGCTCACCTCCCACAAGCTCCCATAGCTTGTATCGCTGACCAGCTTCACCTGATATCCGTCAATGTACATCTGCGTATCCACAATATTCATAGTCTCCATATCCAGATATCCTACAGTAATGCTTGCAAGCTTCTTATACGCCGAAAACTTATTCAGCCATTTCTTCGATACCCGGAAGGTCACACTGATCTGAACCACACCTTCACGGACAACATCCCTCTGTGTGGTTCCAGCTTCCGTCACACCTCCGCTGTCCGCCTCCACATCTGATAAACTCACAGAATAAGAGGCAGGCTTCGGTATGTTCTCATTGTTAAAAACAAGATACTGCATATATGCCATCTTATCTGCCCCCACTTCGTAAATTCATTCTTTGCTGCGCCGTAACCACGATCTCATCGATCATATCTCCACCGATATACACAGGGATCACGATGTCCCCTGCAGCACCGCCGCCTGCCAGCACCGTATTCAGCGCCGTATTGATACCGGATATCAGATCTCCATTCGATGCAGCCGCCCCAGAATAACCACCGGAAACCGCCATCACCCTCGGATTGATGGTGAGATCAGAAGTCACGCCCTGCATAGCATTCTCGATCATGCCCCTGCTCTTCTCAATACCCTTTGCCAATCCGCCGATAAAATCCGGCATCCAGCTCTCATAATCCGTCAGCGGACCTTCATCTGGCACGGAGAAATGCAGGAAGCTCCGGATCTTATTTGCAACCGAAGAAACAGCATCTCCAACTTTTCCAATCATAGACTTGATACCGTTCACGATACCGCCGATGAAATCAGCACCCCACTGGAACGCCTGGGAAGCCAGCCCCTTGATAAAGCCGATTGCCTTATCAAATCCGCCCTTCACAGCACCATAGATATTTCCGCAGATATTCTTGATGCCGTTCAGCATGGCATTGAAGGCGTTTGTCACGCCGGTCTTGATCGCATTCGCCGCATTGGATACAGAAGACTTGATATTGTTCCAGGCTGTCGTGACTGCATTTTTGATTGCGTTCACGATAGTTGTGATCGTATTCTTGATGCCGTTCCAGACCGTAGTAACCGCTGTCTTAATAGCATTCAGCACCGTAGTGATAGCGGTTTTGATCCCGTTCCACGCCGTATTCAGGAAGGTAGAAATCGCATTCAC